TGGCGATTTGGTGGAGGTCATATAAAGTAGCACAGGATATTAATTTTTGTGCTTAATTACATCTGACCTTATATTTATCGCCAGTATTAATACAAAGAGAAAAATGAGTTAACCTAATCTCCCGACCAAGCTAACTCTCCCAATAATCATAAACAAACAATACTAAACCTAATTATCACAACCAAGTTTAGTATTAATTTACCAAATATAAGGTTTATAGTGCCTTGAACTGGTAAAAAGTAGCATTATAAGCAGCCATATACTTTATAATTGAGGGATTAACTTTTTAAATTTCAGGATTATACAGACTATCCCTCAAAGTGAATAATATAAATTTTATTTTTAAAATAAGAAAGCTAATGAATGACGATGATTTTTTGTTAGACGAAGATGGAGATCTTGAAGGTCTGAGTTATGTTGCCCCAGAAGATTCGGATGGTAATGATAACGAGGAAGACGAGATTGATGAGTCTGAACTAGAAAAATCTGAGAAGTTAAGTGAGCGTGAATTACTAGAGGCGAACAGGGGCCGAATGACTGAGACTGAAATTAAGCTTAGTTCAGATTACAATGATGTTGTTTTATCTGCTAAGAAAAACGATACAAAGTTCAGTATTGGCTCTGGTAACATGGATGCTTGTATTTCCGATGCAGTAAGGGCAGTTATTACGGCTGATCCAAACAATACATCAACAAAGACGATCGGTGAATACATGAAAGATATTTTTCATATCCAAGGCCACAATCGTATTCCAGCCAGTGTTTATACTCCAGATGTCCCAATTAGATTAGGAGACTTGGATGATGAATTTGGTGGTACAGATGATGGTGGATTTAATGAAGAATATGCAAAAAATGCCAGGGAGCATCTAGAGAGATTCATAGAATATCTTGCTTCTAGAGATTTATCAAAAGACTCAATTATGTCTAGAAGAAGGAAACAACGCCAATTACCTGCTCTTATTATATTTTTATTCTCTTCGAACATGTATGACCTGATATTAAACTGTCCAACGATGCCAGAGGAATATCAAGTACAAATAGACAATGCACTAAAGAGGATACAGAAGAATAAGGCAGACATTATTGAAGAATTGGCTAAGAGCTATGACAGTCGTGGAAGGCATGAAGTAGCTCAAAGAGTTAGAGAGAAAGGCACTCAATGGTTTAGTAGGGAGCCTGCGCAGCTAACTACTGTCTCTGATTTTGCAGATCTTGATCTAACACCGGAAGATATTCTAGAGTATCGAAGGATCAGACCAAAGTACAATAATACATCTAAGGCTATTACACAAGACTTAATATCTGATTATATTAAAGTAGTAGTAGATAAAGATGCAGGTATTTATGAGGTTCTGAAGGATAGAACTAGAACTGAGGCTATTGCAGATTTCAAACAGGCTTATAAGACTTGGTCAAATGAGAATGCTGATGATCTTGAAATATCTCAGAAAATAATCTGGAAAGATAACAACTTGTAAAATTAAATAAAATGGCAGCTAGTTTAGAGTTATTAACTGATGAGGATATAATTGATTATACCCGATCAGATGGAAAAGAGAGAGTTCTAACAAGCCATAAAGATATTAACCTTACCTTTGCTTCTGTTCAGCCAGTAGTAGGGGGATTATATGATGTTGATATCTTCGGCTCTCCTTATGAAGATCGATGTGTTTGTGGTCATATTAGGCAACATTCAACTGAGCCGTGTCCAAATTGCGGAGCACGTGTATTTACTAGGGAAGAGGGGTTAAGAAGGTTTGCTAGAATTGAACTTCCTTTTTATTACTTGAATATTCTTAGGTTTGATATATTCCTAGAATTATTTGAGACAATCTTCAAGGACTCAGAGATTAAACTTGATTTCTTGATGGATGACTTAAAAAGGAATGGCTACTCTGGTAGAAGTGCTAAAAAACTTGGTATAAAAGTATTTGATACGTGCCAGTTTGACTATGATAAGAAGAAAAAGATTCTTACTATTTCTGAGTTTATTACTGACTTAGACAAATGTTCTTATGAAGGTTTACTTAAGATAATAGAAGAGCATTTTCCATCATATCTATCAGATTATAAAAAGCTAATTAATAAATATTATTTAGTTTTGCCAGCTATGATGAGACCTTATAGTCTTGCAATTAAGGGAGGAAAAAAGAAGATCCACGTACATAAACTTAGTATTTGGTATTCTATTATATTACACTTTTGTTGTCCTGCTGATACTGATAAGAACTCACATAATTACAATGATGTGATTAAGAGATTCAAGACACCAGGTGAAAAAGCTAGATATAATGCCCTCTTACGTGCAATGATTAATTCTGGTAAAAAGCAAGCTACTGGTTTGCTTAATACATCAAAGAAGAATGAGGCTCGTGAAATGTACAGTGTTCGTGTTAAAAATTCAGCACGAAGCCCAATTGTACCAGATACACAGTTAGCAGTAGATGAACTTGGTGTTCCTACTCATCTAGCTTATGAAATGTGTCGTGAAGGTTTTATTAAACACTTAATGGAGGAGTTGAATTTTACTAGAAAGGAAGCTATGCAAGCAACCAAAGAGGAGTATAATAATCCAACTACTATGAAGCTGTTTAAAGATTATGCTGAGAAGCAGATAGTGCTAGTATGAAAATAACTGGTACGTAATTTTGAGAACTGCTGGAACAAATAGGAATAAATTAGACCAGCAACTAGGTATTTTAATTTTCGACAATAAGAAAGGAGAAATCAGGGTGATACTAAAAAGAAAATCTTACTCTGATTCGATATGGAATAGATCCGAACATATGAGATTACTACATCAGCAAGGTAGATATACTGGGACTAGTAAGATTGGAGTTTGGAATAGTAGTCAAGAGAAGCATGACAGAATGATCAGGATAAGAGAACAAAACTTACTTGATAAAACTTCTAGGGGCTATGGATCAGAGTATGCAATGAGAATCAATAACAGAAACTTATTACATAACAAATTTCAAGGGTCCGAAGGTTTTATGTACTTCTTAGAATTTCCAGGGAGTATTAAAGTCGGATTCTCAAAAGACTGGGAAAGAAGAGTTGAAAAACAGATCCCAAAAATGATACTAGGTGGAAAAGTTATAGCAATCATATCAGGACCTACTAATGATTTGGCAGATCTTGAGTTTGATACTATGATTAAATTCCAGAAGTATACAAAACTAGATCCCACTAAAACAAGGTATACTGAGTTCTTAGAGAAATCACAGAAATCAAATGTATATAAGTTTTTAAGGGAGGAAGTTAAGAAGAACAGTAAACTAAAATTTGAAATAGAAAATTAATACCTAGCTCAACGACTATGTACAAAATAAAATAGTGGAATATTTTAAAGATATAGTCTGGTGTACATAAAGAAATTTAATGTACAATACCGAGCAAATAGACAACCAACACTTCACGAATATAGTATCTATGCAGTAAAAATGAGACTGACAGATGACGATGCGATTCACTACCCCATCCAATTGTGCGGTCCACTTAACGCTTTAACTACCTGAGAATCAAGGCGTTACAAAACCTCGTTAATTGCTGGAAACTCTCGCTAGGTCTATAGTAGAATTAGATTTAGTCACTAGTACTGAAAATCTATAGAATAGAGACAATCAGCAGGTTAGTAAAATAAATACCTTTCTGACTAATTGGTATTTTATAACTTCAACGACTATCCCTGATGAATGTAAGGGAGTAGGGCTTAAGTGAGTCCGAAATGCGAGGCTACCTAAGTTTGACTTAAGTAGAAGATATAGTCTAATCTATGCGGAGACGTATAGCAGTTCATTAGAGAACGTACATAGATTAACGACCTATGTAGAATATAAATGGACTTCGACGGTGATACAATTTCAGTAACACTTGTACCAGAAGAAGTTGCAGAAGATACTTATAAGAAAATGAGTCCACGTTATAACTACATATACAAGAAAAATATGAAGGGTGTTTTTGAATTTAATCATGAAACACTTAATGGTTTAGCGGATGCGACAGAGTATACACCTAATGATCCAGATGACTTAAAGGATCCAAAACACTATTACACTGATTATACAAAACTTCTTAAAGATGTTGAAGTAGATCATGTAATAGATTATGGAACACCTATTGTCTTTACTGGAAATATTGGTGGTGTAGACTATAAGAGTAAAATTACGACTTATGGAAGACTGAGAATATCTAAAATAGTTGATGCAGATATTGACGAAATTAAGATATTTGAAAATCCATATGAAAGAGTTAGTGCAAAATCAGCAGCGCTTCTTATGTCTTATCTACAAAATCACTATGATAATTGGATAGAAAGGGCAAGAGATATTCAGAAATTTGCACTTAAGGTAGTCAGCAAAAAAGGAGTAGTGACCTTTGACTTTAAAACTCTCTATGTTGATACGGATAATAAAACGTACTCAGACATTAGAAAGATTGCTGACTCTACTGAACTAACTGATAAACAAAAACTCGTAATGCTGTCAGAGAGATATGCAAAGTACGAGAAAGAAATTGAAGGCGAGTTTAGTAGTGACCTAAAGAAAGAGCTAGATCGTGCAGCACGTGTGAAGCTAGCCTCTATTGTTGCAATTAATATGCCATCACTTATTGTAAGCGGTGTTGAAGAAAAGCCAGTAATTACAAATAAGTCATTACTAACTGGATTTAATGAAGATGAGTATATTTATCATACAATAGAAAATAGATCCTTAAATGGAATCAAACAAAGTGGCGTAAGTAATAGTTAAAGAGGTGCGTCACTATAAAAACGCTATACTATTGCTGGAAATAATAATAATAAAAACAAATTAATTAAATCAGCAACTTATTATGGAAAAAATGATCA